AAGTTCCAGTGGGTTGGTGGTCTTCGGGTTTAAGAGCGAAGGAGTAAACGTTGATACCACAGGAATCGGGGATGTTAGTGTGGTGTTGGTAAGGTTGAACTAAGTTGAAGTAGTCGCCCTTGCGTTCGCTGAACCTGTCGTGACCGTTGAGGAGGAGTTTAGCAGCCCAGACACAGTTTTGAGCACCGGGACCACCGAAAACGTGGGGGTAAGTGAGAGTTTGAGAACCAGTAGTAGGTTGTAAATTAAGGGGATTAATAGAACCAGTAAAACCAACATTACCATCATTAGCACCGAGAGAACCATAGTAGTTAGCAGAGCCACTAGCATATTGGTTAGCTCTGCCAGATTCACGACCACCTAAAACTCCAGCATCGGTAAGACCAGGGACAGTGCTAACTGAAGACGGGAATTGGTTGTTGGACCATTCGTTGATACCAGTGTCATTGTAGTCAACTTCGGGACCATTAAGGGCACGTTGAGTGGTGTAATTGCTCCATTGGTTAACACCATTGTCAACAACATCAGAACGTTGGACAACCCAGACGAGTTCCTTAACGGGGTGGTTGAAGTTAAGACGAGATTTGTAGCTAGAGCCAGTGAAAGTTTCCTCACCAGTGAATTGGAGTTGTTCAATGAGATATTCGTGGCTAACTTGGGCGAAACGACGGCGTTCATCAGTATCGAGATAGATGTAGTCGACATAGAGGGAAGCGTTTTGGAGGTTGGGGTTAATCATAGAGGGGACGGGGTCTTGACCTTCGGAACCAACGATGTAGCAGTTAGCAGCACGGTTGAATTCGATGTTGATAACGACTTCGTGATATTGGAGGGCAATAAGGGGGAGAGCAAGACCAGGATTGCGGCAGAAGAAGAATTGGAGGGGAATGTAGAGAGTGGTCTGGGGCTTCTCGATGGTTGAAGGATCATCTGCACCACTGGGGTCCGTCTCAGTAGTAGTAAGAGAATAGGTGTTACCAATCATACGTTGGTAGCCAGCCTTGAGACCAGCGGGGATGGTGAGCTCGTTGAAGATTTCGAGCCAGTCACCATAGTGGAGATCAATACGTTGACCACCGATTTGGAGTTCAACAGTGTTGATGAGGAAGTGGCCGAGGGCATCAATCCAACGGAAAGAGGCACCAGAAATAGAAACGGCGGGAATGTCAACTTGGAGGTAGACACGGTGGATTAAATCACCGTTGCGAGAGATAGTGCAAGAGACACGTTTGCCGAAATCAGCGGTACCATTGAAAGTCTGTTGGATAGATTCCATGGCAAAGTTAGTGTGACGTCTGTAGACGACTTTGAAAAAAGTAATTTGAGGATTACCAGTACAATCCACGAGACCTTTTCTTTCAAAAAGGATTAGACTATATCTTAAAATAATTATATCGTCTTTTCTTTCTTATTTACAGAATATTTTTTTAAAATATCTTCATTAGAAAGTAATAAAACAATATAATCATCCGAAAACCATTTAGTCGTTGAACCTTCTTCTTTAAACTTAATTAACTTATTTCTAATAGTTTCTAATTGCTCTATTTGGATATTGGATTTCTTGGAAGAATTTGCTTTTTTTACGAAAGGTACAAGATTTGTCCAATTCCAACAAATTTTCTTTTGTGTCTCATTTGTTAAATCAAAACTATCAACTGGAATAATATGGTCTATATGCCAATATTTACCATAGTTATCCCAATTCATCTCTGGATTAAAATTATATTCAAACCATTCTCTTAAATATTGAATAGGACATCCAATATAAGACATTGTAGTATTTTCTTTATGTAAAACTGTTCTTAATTGTGCTGCTAATGATTTTTTAATCCTATAATTAATATTAGATTTACTATCATTAGAACACTTTAATAACTTTGGACATGAATCTTTTTTCAAAGAATCAGAAGGCTCACTTATTCGCCTATAACACTCTAGACAAACCTTTTTTTTATAGTTTTTTTTTTCTTTCGAACCGCTAGAAAAGTCTTTTAAAACTTTATCTACATTACATAGACTACATTTATAAATAGCTGTCTCTAAGCGTTTTTTCCTAAGGTTTTTCTTTCGTATTTTATCTATTTCATTACAACAAGTCTTACAAGTATTAGAAATACTACCATTTGAATATATTCTAAATCCACTAGATGATTTTTCGATTCCACATTTGATACATAATTTATTTTCCATTTTCTATAACTATTAGTTTATAAGTTTAATTTAATTTAAGAAGCTTGGCTGCTGATTGCCCACTTCGATTTTTATTTCTAAAAATCTCATCACTTTCATTATTACTAAGAAGATTAGATTAATCTAATCCTCCGGCTATTCATCTCAGAGAAATGAATTTGCCTACCTAAGTTTTTACTCTTAGCCACTAATCTATCACTAGATTAGTTTAGTAGAAAGTGCTTTAGGGGTTTCCAGCAATTTGATTTTCTCACTAGGGTTATTCTGTATCAATAATTTTTCTTTTAGAAAAATACTAATACTCCCTAATTAACACTAATGGGTTCATATAGAACTCCACAAAGGGGGTTATAGATACCTTATTTTTTTAGTATCTCCCAGTGTTTTTCTACCCTACTGGCTTTTAAGGTAAACATCCTGAGCACCGTAAGCGACTAATTGCATTAAACCACCACCCATTTTTATATATATAGATAAGAAAATATTTTTACCCAAACGAAATTTTTTTCTAATTAATTATTATTTATATAATTGATTAAAAAACTATTACTATAAATCTCTAATTCATTACTAATTAAAACTTTGGTTCTCCCATAAAAATATCGGATGCGTCATAATTTATTTTCTCTAGTAAATTCTCTGTTCCTCCTATGGTTTTTTTCGTTTCCTCTATAACTTTTGTTAATGATTGGTTCATATTATAGTTACTTAAAATATATACTATAGAACCTACTAAAATCATCACCAATAAAATATTTTTAGTATACGTTTTTCTTTGAATTTCCTTTCCACTCATTTTTGCTTCTAGATACATTAGTAAAAATGTAATTAATCCAGATATACTTGCGGAAAATATAGGATTTGATAAATTCTCTAAAATTAATTGAACCACTTGTGCCATTCTAATTTTTTAAAATATTTTTTTTATGCTTTTAGAACCGATCCTGTTGATATACAAACCCCTAGTAAAATTAGTACCATTCCTATAATCATATTTAATTCTAAATTTTCACCATACATATATATACCTAGTAAACTACTTGTAATAAAATTCATAGCTACCCATATTATTTGTAGTATTACTACTGAATTCCCTAGTAAAACTGAAGGTACTCTTAATATAAACTCAAATACTGAAAATAATACCCCTAGAACAATAAATATAGTAAAATTTGAAGTCTTATAAAACATCTTTAGGAAAGCGAAAATACTCGCTAAAAACATAAATATTAAATACATTCTATATAAGTAAAATAATTTATTTAATATTCTAAAATTATTTTACAATATGGGTAATGAATCCTCTTCTATGAATGGTATTTCAAGGGAAGAACTTATTGAAATCCAAAAGAAACAGATAAAACTCGAGCATCAAAATAGAAAAATTCGAGAACAACTAGAGAAAACCAATAAAAATAATAAAACCAATAAAACTACCAGTATTATTAATAGTTTAGATTTAGAAACCATTTTAAAAAATCCACATATTATTTTTGGTTTAGAACCCAATGCTCCTTTAGAAGAAATAAAACCAATTTATAAAAAACTAGTTTTAATGTTTCATCCCGATAAAAGCGGTTACGATTCAAAAGAACACTATAGTATCATTAAGAAAGCATATAATACTATAGTTGAAAATAGGATAAGACAAGAGAAAAATGAAGGTCTCGCGAATCAAACTATGGAAACTATAAGAGATGACCGTGAAGAACTCGATAGACATCTAGAACGACATAACTATTATTTTGAAACCTCTAATGGTTCTAATTTTAATAACTCAAAGTTTAATCAGATGTTTGACACTCATAAATTTGTTGATGAAACCGGAGCAAATAAGGGTTATTCCGATTGGCTAAAAGATGACTCTAATTTCACTATGAGTCAGCCTCAGGTTTCTTCCAAGGATAAATTTAATAGTATATTTGATGAATATATTCAAAAAAAATCTAATAATCAAGAATTAATTCAATATATAGATCCCGAAACTAATATTAGCACTTCAGCGGAATTTGAATATTTAGGATTAGATACAAGTGATTTTACAAAACACGGTAAATATACAGATTTGAAAAAGGCATATAGCGAAAATAATACGATTCATCCCGGTGTTGTTAAAAGTCGCGATAATTATACTTCTATAGAACAAATTAAGCAATCTAGAAATAATGTAAGTTTAACTAAGGAAGAACAAGATTACTTAGAAATGAAACAAAAAATAAAAGAGCAGGAAGAAAATCTTCGCCAAAATAGATTACGTGAAAGAGATACTAATATTGATAGATATTATACACAATTACACGGTAGAACTATAGAATTACCTAGTTATAAAAGATAATTTTAATTTATACACAAACCACTTAAACATTAGTGTTTAATAATTTAATTAATATAAGATACTAAATGTATATTTTAGGAATTTCTGGTAAATGTGGTGTAGGCAAAAATTATTTAACAGAAAACTATATTATTCCTAAAATTATTGAATATCACTCTAATCCGACAACTATTATAGTTCCCTATTTTTTCTCTTTTGGTTCCTTTGTTAAAACTGAATTATACTCTAGAGACTCTACTGATACTTTGACTTACAGTAATTTATTTAGTGAGAAAACTAAAGAAACTAGAATAATGTTACAGGAATATGCTACCGAAAATGGTCGAGATGTCTATAGAAAAGATATGTGGATTCGCGCTGTAGATTTGTGGATTCAAATTCATAAAAGAAATTTAGAAATTATAAATCGAAGACTAAAAGTTAAACTAGAACCGCTTTTCGTCATTGAAGATGTCCGATTTGAAAACGAATATAGTTATATCAAAGATTACAAAGGAATATTAGTTTTAATAGAGGCACCGAAGAGACATTTAAATAAACTAAAATATGAAAATAATACTAGTTTAAATTTTTGTAAACACCAATCAGAATTAGGACTAGAACATTTGAGTTTTAATTGTAGATTAAAAAATGACCCCGAAAACATTACCGAAGTTATTTTTGAAATAGACAATTTTGTTAAATCAACATTTCAAAAAAAAATATATAAATCATTATCTTTTAATGATATTGATATGCAAAATGCAGATTCAAATGAAATTTCGGAAATTCTTCGGCATTCTTTTAGACACTAAATAAAATATAATATTATTTTAATGAAACCAATTCTTTCACTAAAAAAACTATCAGAATTACTAGATTTAAACAGTAATTTACCCTTATTTGATAAAATAAAAATAGTTAATTCCTATAATGGTTTAGACTGGAAAGACTATTTAAGTTATAATAAGAATCAAGTTTATTCTCGTGTTGAAATTCCATGTAATTCTTGTGATATTTTTGTTATCACCTGGAAGCCTTTCGGTATATCTGGAGTTCATAATCACGCATCTCAAGGTTGTATTATGAAATATTTAGGTAATAATGGATTTCTTTTTGAACACAGATATAATAATGAGAAACCTTATAAATATCTAACAACCTCTATTTTATTTTCAAATAAAATAAGTTATATACACGACTCATTATATTTACACTCAATTGAAAATAAGCTACCAAATTATTCTTTTACATTACACATTTATCAACCTAAAGGATTTCACACAAAATTTTTTACTTAGAGCAATGAAAATATTCTATAATTTTATAAAAAACGATAAAATTATTGAATTATTATTAAATAAGCTTAATATATTAAATAGATTTAATATACAAGTTGCTTTGGCTGAGCCAAGCATTGTACATCGAGTATCTTTAGATACTCTTGATGTACATCCAATTTAATTCTTTACAAATTTCTTTCCAAATTTGATCTTGTTGGTGTAGTTTTTCTCTAGATTTTAATAGAGGGAAACATTCTTTCAAATGATCTAAACCTAAAAGTTCTACAAATTTATGTAAAACATAACTATAGCTTAAAAAGTTTTTTCTATTTGGTGGACAGACTTTCATAAAGGGTGCCTGTATTTCTTTAAACATATTTCGAAGTTTTTCTTCGGTTTCTTTACTTATAGCAGGAACTTTTTTATTGTTTAATTTGTTTAAAATATGTGGCACGTGTTCATAATATTTATTTAATTTTAGTTTTTTTAGGTATTCTCTAATTTTTTTGGGAGTTACCTTATTTAAATCGGTTATCCTTTCTTTTTTCATTTCTAAAAATATTAATTTATAAATATCAGGATGAATTTCGGTTGATTCCTTCGCTTGAAACTGACTAAGCCACTCATTAAAATGGTTGATTCTTTTGTAGGCGAAATAACTTACTTCTGGTGGTGGCTCTCGGAAACTTGGTTTTTCACTATCAATTAAAATGTATTCTTGCCGACCACATTTAGGACAAACTTGAAGACCCTCTGTAGTTATAAGACTAAGCGATATATTACATTTACTACAAATTGCACCTATTTCAGATTTGCCTTTTTTTATAAAAATATCTTTTTGAACAAAGGTTTGATCCTTAATTAACTTAATGTATTTATCATATAGTTCTGCTTTTTCTAAACCATCTTCCTTTTCTATAAAATCTGTTATTTTTCTTTTCTTTGACACTTTTTCTTGAAATTCTTTTTCTAATTCAAAATCTCTTTCTAAATCATCCTGTTCATCATCATTATTCATTTTATCTGAATCTGTCTCTGAATCACTATTGTTAAAACTATTATTATCATTAGTTTCATTATATTCTTTATCTAAAACTTTATTACCATCATAGTAATAATATAGTAAATGTCCTGTTTTATTAAAGTAATCATCAATATATTTGTTGTTTCTTATGTTATTTATTTCATCTTCTAGGGATTTAATTTTATCTTCTAGTTCATACTTTAAAATATAATTTTTATCCTCAAGAATGTCTATAGTATTTGTTAATAAATCGGTTTGCTCCGCATTGGCTATAAAAGTATTAATTTCATTTAATTTATGTTTTAGTTCATTTAGATTTTTTTCAAGTTCAGGCAGTTTTTTATGGATATTATGAATTTCTTTTAAAACATCCATATGTTTAGAATCTAGTGTTTCGGAAATTTTTTTATTCTTATCTAATTTTTTTTCTTTAATTTTAAAATTAATACTCATTATGATATTTATTATAAATACTTAAACTACTATTTAAATAAATTACATTATTTTTATAAAACTTATAAAACTTCCATTTTTTTAACAATAATAGCCCTACGCATTTCCATTCTAGTATCCATGCCACCACGAACCCATCCACCTTGAGGAATACTAGGTGGCATAATATGAACTAGTTGTTGTGGATTATTTTCAGGTGGTAAATAATTTATTCTATATTCTGTAATATCCTTTTGAACACCACAATGTGCCTTAACACCAGGATTAAAATTAGCAGTTTTTAGTAAAGTTTCTGTATCAACATCTAGTGATCCCCTGGCCTTAAAAGGAACATCTTTATTTCTATGTTCTAATTGATGCCTACCTTTACCGTGTGTCATTCTATCTAATTTAGTCCTATGATAACTATCTTTATCAACTATACATCCATTTAGAGAAACCCAGCCATATCCGTCACGAAATACGATATTTCTATGGTCTGTTGCTACTTTTACAGCACTTTTAGCTTCACATTCAGTTCTAAAATTTTGAACAGGATAAAACCCAGCTACATTATCACAATACTTTTCATTACTAGATTGTCCTTCACATTTTTGACTAGAAACATTATTCCATAAATTATTCATATTTATATCTAATATAATATAGTATTTTTTTATTAGTTTTTTTGTAATTACCTAATATACTTATCCGCGTTTTACTACATTTAATATTTTATCATATTTGTTTAAATGTATAAATATATAGTTTATTGTTCTGTATCAGCTATAATTATTATAGTTGCTAAGTATATTTATCAAAATTGGCTTAAAATTACACATTATATTTCGGACCTAAAAAACCAAATATCTTTGTTACAAAATAAAGTAAAAACACTAGAAGGTGAATTAGAAAAAAGAACTATTAGTGGTGGTGCCAAGATTCCTATCGTTTTTCGTCCTATTGAAAAGAAATCTCCTAAAAAGACTATAACTATATTAGATAATAGCATTGAATCATCATCATCATCAGCATCAACACCACCTTTACCAGCTAATGTACCTATTTCTTCCCCTAAAGCACCTATTTCTTCCCCTAAAGCACCTATTTCTTCCCCTAAAGCACCTATTTCTTCCCCTAAAATAATAAATTTAATTTATGAGGATAATGAAGAAACATCTGAAATTTCTAAAAAATCTGAGAAATCATCAAATTCCAAATCAAGTTCTTCTAGAAGCAAAACTATAGAAGCAACTAAAGCATCACCTAAAGCATTATCTTGTGATTTATTAAAAGATATACTCAGTATAGAGCAAAAAGACAATTCTATTGATTTTAAAGAGTTAGATAGAAATAGCGAAGAATTCCATCTAAAAAATGAGTTAAATAATTTAGATTCTAGGGATTTAATAGAACTTAATGAATCAAATACAAATACAGATACAGATATTAAAATTGTAAAAAAACCAAAAAAGAAATCGGCATTACCCGATGCTAAATTATATAATAATGGGGATAAAATCAAAGAAGGTGAAATAGAATATATTTGTGTTGTCGGGAAGAGAGGAGGACACTCGTGGAAAAAAATATAATAATTAATTAGAATATGAATATACCTATAATATTATTATTAGTTTTATTTATAGTATTAATTTGTAAAACTCTGAGTAATATTAAGATTGAGCGATTTAAAACTATTGATAGTTCATTGTGTATAGATGAAGATACACAAAAAGTCCGTTCAACAACTAAAGATGAAAAAAAAGAATTAGAAAAAACCTCAAAAAAACCTTTAGCTAAATCTAAAGATAAAGTTAAACCTAACAATAAAGCAAAGACAAAGAAAGATAACCGAGAAGTATTTTTAATTTATGGCTCTTATACCTATCCAGAAGCTAAAGAAATTTGTAAATTATATAAGGGCGATATAGCTTCTTTAGAGCAACTAGATGAGGCTTTTAAAAAGGGCGCGAATTGGTGTACTTGGGGATGGTTAAATGAAAAATATATTGCCTATCCTGTACAGGAGTCCTATTGGAAATTTATAGAAAAACAACATAAGGGTTTTTGTGGTCCTACTGCAGGAGTTAATAAAATTAAAAATATTGATATATCAAAACGTTTTAGTATAAACTGTTTCGGTATAAAACCTAAACAAACTAAAAAGGATTTACAAAAATCTAAAGAGTTAATTAAATGTATTAATAAGGTAGATCCGCTAGCTGAAAAAATACGAAAATGTAAATCAGAGAAAAAGAAACAAGCACAAGATTCTTGGGTTGTTAAGCAAAAAAAAAATTTATTTATTGTTGGATTTAATGAGACTAAATGGTCTATTTATAATACCTAAATATAAATATTAAATAAATTATAGTTTATTTAGTATTTATTTGGTTTGATTATTTGATTTAATATTTTAATTTATCTATTTATTGTTTTTTATAAGGTACCGGTTGGAATTCTCTAGCGTGATTCGCCAGATTAAACCCTAAAGACCTAAAAGGAGGTTCAAAAGGTAATTGTAGTTTAATTATATTACTAGAATTTCCATTACATATCATAAAGTTAACGTGTGGTGCAATGTATGTTTCGCCTTGATTAATATAATATCCGCCAGGATATCTTATTTTTATTTCAAATTTACTTGTATTATCTAAAGTTATTACTCCTTTATTAGGAGTATTTTCATAGGCAATTTCCTCGTTAGGAAAAGGAAGACCTAAACCCGATGTACTATACATACATGGTAATGGGGCACTAGCCCAATATTTTACTTTAGACCCACTAGAGGCATTTGGAAAAGTGCCTTTAATTTTAAAATTACCTTTAGAATTACTAACATAAAGTTGACAATTGCTCCAATTAGAACTATAATCAGGATTCCAAGGGGCTGTAGAAGGTCTACAATTATGATAATCGATATTTTTAGGTATATTAGTTAAAGTGCTAGGTGAACTAGGGTAACCATTGTGAATTTTAGAACACTCGTAGACTTCCTCTATTGTGTAAGCAGGATATGACATTATTCTATTATGAGAATAGAATTTATTTAGTAAATAATTGTTTATCTAAATGTTTATTTATAAAAGATTTAAGAGATATTTCTTTTAAGACATTTTTTTTACTAAATGAAAATTTTGAATTAGATAGTTTTTCTACACGCCAGCCATCCATTAGCGCACTATAGATAAAACACATTTTTATTAAAAAAATCATAGAAGTATCTACTTCAATAGAATAAGTTTTTATCTCATAGTCCATAATTTATATTTATTTTAGAAAGGTTTTTCGTAAAACGCACACAAATTTAAATCATTTAAAAAAAAATTGAAAATGATAAAAAATTTAAAAAATAACTTCTTTTCTATTATCAAGCAAAATGGCCGATGTGTTTTCATTCTTGGAATCTTATCGTATTTTCAAAGATAAAACCTTAAATGAATATCCTCGGACAGCGTCCTCGGTATCCCTTCGGGAAACAAAACCAACAATAACTCATACAGATATTCGAGGCGGTGCTTACTTAATACCTAAAGATAAACTTGATAAATTTTATGATTTGTATTGTAAAGCACTAGAAAATAAAAAAAAGTTATTTGTCCTTGAAGCACCTCGCCGAGACATTGATTATGGCGTGGTTAAGGTAGATTTTGACTTTAGATATCCCTTAATTAAAAAAGAAGATAATAAGATTGATCTTACAAGACATTATAGTGAAGACACCATTAGAGATATTGTTGAAATCTATAGAAACATTATTTCTAATTATTTTAAATTAGAAACTAATGACCTAAGGTGTTTTGTTACAGAGAGACCAGGTCCTTATCACTTAGAGGGTGAATCGCATATTAGAGATGGATTCCACCTAATATTTAATGTAGGTCTACCTTATTCATTTCAACATGTATTAAGAAATATGGTTATAGAAACAATTGTTTCGTCAAAAATTCTTGAAGGAATTAGTACATTAAATAGCATTGAGAATATAGTGGATAAAAGTGTAGTTGAATCAAATAATTGGTTTATGTATGGTTCTAGAAAACCCAATTTAGAAGCTTATATGTTAACTATGGAATTAGACGATGATGGTGCAGAGGATAATGTTTCTAGGTGGAAACTCGTCGATTTAGTTAAAACCTTGAGTATTCGGAAAGATATCATTAAGAGAGAATATAAGACACCAGAATTAGAAGAGGAGATAAAATTGAAGGCACCTACTAAAATTAAGACAACAGTAGATCTTGAAAAAAAGAAACGTCTTATTGAAAAAATGATGATGGTTAATAGTGGTGTTCCTGAAAATTTTGAAAATATTAAAGCTCTAGTAAATATTCTCTCTGATGAGAGGGTAAATGAATATAAAACATGGTTTGAAATAGGTGCTTGTTTATTTAATATTAGTAATTCTACAGCTTTACTAGAATTATGGACAGAGTTTAGTAAAAAGTCTCCTAAGTTTAAAGAAGGTGAATGTGAATCTTATTGGTATGGTAAATTTAAAAAAGAGAACTTAGGTATTGCTAGTTTGATTTATTGGGCAAAAACAGATAATCCTGTTGAATATGATAAGATTCGTAGGTCAAGTATTCGTTATAAATTAGAAACATCCATTCGAACACCTACTCATTATGATATATCATCATTAATTTTTGAAATGTATAAGCACCAATATGTATGTACTAGTGTTAAAAATAAGAAATGGTATAGATTTGTGGGTCACCATTGGGAACACAGCGAACAGGGAATGTGTATCCGATTTTTACTATCAAAAGAAATTTCAACCGAATACTTTAAATATGGAGTTGAATGTGGCCAAAAAATTGTCCAATTAAATTCTACTGATAATAATTCAGAAACAGATAATTTAATTACAGGATTACAAGATAGAGCAAAGACAGCTTTTAAGATTGCTAATTCCCTCAAAACAACTAGTTTCAAAGATAATATTTTAAAGGAATGTTGCGAATTATTTTTTGATGGCGAGTTTTATAATAAGATTGATAGTAATTTAATGCTCCTTGGAATGCAGAATGGTGTTTATGATTTAAAGGCCAGAGAGTTTCGTGCTGGTAGACCTGATGATTTTATTAGTAAAAGAGTAAATGTAGGATATATTGATTATGACTTATCAGACCCTGAATTCAAAAAGAAAGTAGATATGATTAATGATTTCTTTAATAAAATTTTACCTATTGAATCTGTCAGAAGATATATGTGGCTTACTTTAGCTAGTTGTCTTGAAGGAACTACCGATGCAACTTTTCCTATTTGTACAGGTTCAGGTGGCAATGGTAAATCTATTTTATTTGAATTAGTTGAAGATACTTTAGGTGATTACGCATGTAAAGTTAGCACAACAATTTTTACTCATAAGAGTGGGTCTCCTTCCGCAGCTTCTCCAGAAATTGCGAGAATTCGTAATGTTCGTGTAGTAAGCGCCGAGGAGACTGAAGAAGGTAGCACTCTTAATGTAGCTAAAATGAAAGAATATACTGGTGGAACTAAAATTACTTGTAGGAATTTATATGAAGGCGTAGAGGAATTCAAACCACAGGCACATTGGTTCCTTGTTTGTAATAATTTACCAAACATTAATAGTGATGATGGTGGCACTTGGCGTCGTATTCATATTGTTGAATTTATTAGTAGTTTTGTTGATGACCCAGAGGCTGAACAATATAAGGGAATTCCTTATGTTTATAAAAAAGATGATAGTATTGGGAGTAAATTATCAGAATGTAGGGATGTTTTTCTAAGTCTTTTAATTCATGTTTGGTATCCTGAATTTAAAAAGAATGGTATTAAAGAACCTTCTGAGGTTACATCAAAGACAAATGTATATCGTCAGGAGAATGACATTTATTTCCAGTTTATTAAGGATAGAATCCAAAAAGATCCTAATAATGTATTGAAATTTACAGAGGTCTATGGTGATTTTAAACATTGGTTTAAAAACTCTAATAGTGATATGAAAATGCCTCCATCAAAAGAATTTAGGAAATATTTCGAAAGAAAATTTGGTTCTTATGGTAACTCTAGACAGAAAAATGAGGGTTGGAAAGGCATAGCATTAATTCCCAGAGAAATCGATTTAGAAACACCTGCTTATGCTTATATGGAGGAAAAAGAAATCTAAATAACTATTTTTTAAATACCTATTTAATAAGAATAAATTTCATAGATTTAAAATTATGTATGAAATTTATATTTTTACTTTGTAGAATTGTATTATCTTCATTAATTAATTTAAAGGAGTTCCATAGCGGGAGCGGCGGCGGCACCCTTAGCTGGTCTGGGAACAGCGGCGAGGCGAGAACCTTGACGAGCACCACGTCTGGAAGCAACAGTAGCGTTTCTAGCAGCAATTCTGTTAGCGGCACGGATTGTGGAGACATCAACATCACCATACTTGGGTCCTCTGGGAAGAGCAGTGCTGACACCTTTGCGAGAAGCAGTGTAAGCTTTAAGTTGTCTGATTCTATCGGGGTTAGCTTTGCCCTTGGAGTAGGTACCAGGATTAACGGGGGCAATACCAGACCAACCGTGTCTAGCAACACCAGCACGACGGACACTAACTTTACCGTCCTTACGTCTCATAAGGGGTTCACCACGGGCATTACGGAGAATACGTTCCTTCTGTAAGTATAAGTAGCCACGAGGGGAGCTTTCGTCAAGGAGCCACTTGCCGGTGGCGTCTTTCTTAGAGTATTTCATTGAGCGTTTCTGGGCACGTTTAACGGCTAAAACTTTGCTAGCACGTTGACGACGGAGGACACGTTCGCCAGTCTTGCTGTCTAAACGGTAAGTGCGTTTACCAGTCTTGGGGTCTCTATCAAGACCCTTTTGAGCATTGTATCTGGCAGCTTGAACGAGCTTCTGGTTCCAGTAGGCTTTAAAGGCACGATCAGCTTGTTCATTAGAAACGAGTTTCTTGGGTTTTCTAGGGCGGTTACGATACTCTTCAAGAGTAGCGGCATCAGCACCAGCAATAATAACAAAACGACCATTATCATCACGAACAGCCTTAGCACCATTACGGAAAACGAAGATTTGACGACCATCAGCGGTAAGACCACCATCACCGTGTCTACGTAAGAGTTCTTCATCAGAAACACGTTTGCCAGTGACACGGGGTTTGCCAGTACCCTTCCTGCCCTTGGGTTCACCACCGAAGATTCTGTTTAATCTAACTTCAGTATCTTCAGTGACTTCAGAAGCATCGGAGTCCATAGTGGTCTCCGATGCTTCTTCATCGGCACCACCGAAAATTCTTTCTAATCTATCGCGAGTATCCTCAGATTCTTCACGGTCTCTCTTTCCGCCAAAAAGTTGGTTGTAATATTTATTGTTGAATAAATTTGACATTTTATATTATAATAAAAGATTTTTTTTATGATAAAATAAAAATTAAACGGATAAATTAAAATTTTAGTTCCTAAATATTTTAACGCGTTTCATTTATAAAATTAAAATTACTAATAAAATTCTCATCGGCATCAGCATCGGCATCGGCATCGGCATCAGCATCAGCATCAGCATCAGCATCAGCATCAGCATCAGCATCAGCATCAGCATCAGCATCAGCATCAGCATCAGCATCAGCATCAGCATCAGCATCGGCATAAGCTATTTTCTTTTTTTTTTCACCATCACTTTTCTCTATATCTAAATTCTGTTCTAAAAGCACATCATTAAAATTTATAAACATAACATCTTCTATATACTTGTTCTCGTTTTCTATAGTTTCTAAAGATATATGTTTTTCTTTTGAACCTATAGGCACATCACTTAAAGCAATATATCTAAAATCGGTATCGTCAAAGTCATCATTTTCACTATTACTATTAACTAAGTAAATACAAAAATATTTATAAAATAAGTCTTTTATTTTTCCTAATAGATTTTTTACTTTTTGGTAAAATTCTTTCATAAGTATTTACTAACTACAAAAAAGATTTATTGTTTCTATTAGACAATTCTTTATAATTGTTTACCAAAGGGTTATTTATAATTCTTTCCACTCGACTATAAGAGTATCAATTAAACCTATAATTGAATTTAACAATCCACCTAATACATTAATATGTTTTGTTTTTAATTTACTCTGTAAAACTTCTGGAGAAAATTTACCCCTAGCGTCTTTACTAATTTCATAATTAATTTTAAGTTTCAACATAAATCTATTAAGCATTGGGTGAATAATTCTATAACCTATAAAATCGTCATCGCCAATATCTGGATAATCTAACCCTAAACTGGCAATTAAATTGCCTAGTGTATGTGTTTCACCCTCATATTCTAGTTCTAAAACTCCATTTTTATCAAATACTATAGAATCCTTGTTTGCTACTAAATAACTCTTAAAGTCCTCACACTTCTTCTTAAGAACTTCAAGAGCTTTATGTATAATATATTTACCTGATAAACCACCTAAAGGTTCTAAGTAAAATACAAAACCTAAAGGTTCTTCTTTAGCAGTACGAATCCAATTTTTTTCATCTTCTAAAGAAATCTTATCATAACTGTCAGAACCTTTATCAGCTTCTAAAAGATATCTATAGGCAATAGTGCTTACACATTGCCATCTTGAATGATCCTTTGCGATTCCTTTAGTAATTTTAAATTCTCCTAATATCTTTTGTTTTAAATTTAATTTTGTAATTAAATAAACGCCATCAAAAATTTTACTAGGGTCAATCCATGTATCATCTAAAGGATTATAAACTTGAACATCATTTGTTGTAACTTCTAAAACATTAGTTTGTCCATTTTCTATAGGAGTATTTGTTGTTTTATTTTTTGCAATAGTAAATTTTAATTTATCTAAGTTTAGCACATTTTGCTTAATGGGAACTAATGATAACCTATGTGCAATATATTCATTATGAAGAGGACAAGTATTCTCCGTAAAATGAATATCTTTTTCATCAATAGCATAAATTTCTATTTCAGATAATACAATTCTACGAATAGCATTCGCTAAGGCAACATTAGTATTAATTAAATTAAACTCTAAATAATCGGAAAAATCTTTACGAATTTGAAAATGTTTGGCCATTGGTCTTATATAAAAAATTTAGAATTTATTTCAATTTAAATTTTAAACTTTAAGTTAATTAAGCAAATGCATAACTATGTAAACTTTGTGTATATGGATTATTTCTAAATGTATCTAATATATCAGGTGTGATTCTATCTGTATAATTATTAATTACTGTGCTTTTATCCTTTGTTAAACTATTACCATTCATTGTAGGAGGTAATTGATACATTTTATCTATATTAGGTAAGTCCTTTTCTAAATCTCTAGGATTCTTTCTATCTTCATCTATGCGTTTTATTTCTACACATTGTTTATCCATTCCAGCCATTAATTTAACCGAATTCTGTGTAGGAGCTCTACCGGATGCGATTTTTTCCTTAAGTTCATTTGTTTCCGCATTATAAGCCGCCTTGTAACTTTGTGGAGCTGATACATCATTATTTGCTACTCCTGTATAATTTTCTACTAATGCATCTTGTCTACTAGTATATTTCGCTTCTACATCAATCACTTCATATGCACCATTATTTTGACCAGCCTCCTTTCCACCATAATAATCTTTAACTATAGTATCTTGTCTACTTGTATATTTTGCCTTATCATCTGGATCATATATTTTTAGTTTCTTTTCGGTATTTCCTATTAACCCCTTATAATTAGCAACTTTTACAATATCTTTTAATGTATATTCCGGCTTATCTTCTGGATCATAAGCTTTTCCTACTTTTCTAGTATTAGTTGTCATATTTCCATTATTACTATTTAATTCTGTAGTTTCTCTTATGGTTGTCTTAGCAACATCATCGGGATTATAGGCTTTTCCTACTTTTCTAGTTGTTTTAAGATTACCCTCCTTAGTATTCAATTCTGTGGTTTCTCTAATAGTTGTCTTTGCTACATCATCAGGGTCATAAGCTTTTCCTACTTTTCTAGTAGTTTTAAGATTACCCTCCTTAGTATTCGATTCTGTGGTTTCTCTTATGGTTGTCTTAGCAACATCATCGGGATTATAGGCTTTTCCTACTTTTCTAGTTGTTTTAAGATTACCCTCCTTAGTATTCAATTCTGTAGTTTCTCTTATGGTTGTCTTAGCAACATCATCGGGATTATAGGCTTTTCCTACTTTTCTAGTAGTTTTAAGATTACCCTCCTTAGTATTCAATTCTGTAGTTTCTCTTATGGTTGTCTTAGCAACATCATCGGGATTATAGGCTTTTCCTACTTTCCTAGAGGTTTTTAAGTTACCATTCTTAGTATTCAATTCTGTAGTTTGTCTTATGGTTTTCTTTGCTAAATCATCGGGATTATAGGCTTTTCCTACTTTCCTAGAGGTTTTTAAGTTACCATTCTTAGTATTCGATTCTGTAGTTTCTCTTATAGTATTTCTAGCTTTTTCATCGGGATTTCTTAAAATTCCTTTATTTTCGTGAACTTTGGTGTTCATTGGTTTTATTGAAGAACTAGTAGTTTCACGAATAGTTTGTTTAGCTGGGGCAACATAATTTGTAAGTGCCTTAAATATACTAGTAAAATAACCTTGATGAATATTTTTTTCTATAGTTTGTCTCTTTGTATTCTTAGCAATATCTGTTAAAACCGCCTTTTGTTTTCGGTTGGATTGCGTAGCTACTATACCCATTCGATTTAATTTGTGATTTTTGTTTTTACAATTGTCTTTATAGGCTGTTCTAGATGAATGAGCTGGTGTATAAGTATCTTTTGCGGCTCCGACAAAAAATCTACTAAAACTTCTAAGTGCCCTTCCTAAAAGATAGGTAGGTCTACCAGTTTCTCCTAATGTAACTGATTTAGCACCAAAAGTCCTTTCGCCTTTTTCATTATAAACAACTAGTTCGGGTAAATTTTTATTAACATTAAGTCGCTTAGTTCCTTCTTGTGTTAATGATTTACCACTAATAACAGGTTTATCATAAGTTAATTTAGGTTTATTTTTAGCACGTAATTCATTAGTTGTTTTAGGTAGGACACGAACGGGATCATGAAAACCAAAATCGGGATTTTCATTATATCCTAAATTTAAACCTGGTGCAACATATAATTTTTCTGTAGGTGTTTCATTAGTCCTCATTAGTGATGGAATGAATCTATCTAAATTTGTTGTTAGTTTTTCTAAAAACTGTTGGTCACCATATACATTTCTTATGTCTTTCTCAGGTTTAAACATTGGAGCTATTTCTTGTTTTTGTTTTCTACTATAGTCCCATTGTCCGGTATACATACTTAATTTAGTTTCATTTAAAGTCGGGTCTACATTTTGTTTTACACTACCACCAAAAAATGGAACCATATTATTATGCCAAGGTTCCTCATAGGTTTGTTTAGCACCTAATTTGCCACCTTTTTCTAATAATTTAAATTGCTCATCTAAATCTGTATGGGTTTCTATACCACCATCATCATTCCAACATTTAATTTCATTAGGATTCATATTTGATACTTTATTTGTATAAGAATCTAATTGCATTGTTTTATTCGTTGAATATGTGGGATCTAAATTTCTTTGATTTGAACCTATTGGATTTGAACCTATTGGATTTGAACCTATTGGATTTGAACCTATTGGATTTGAACCTATTTGACTAGAAGAATTCATAGGTTTTGAATCCTCGTTCATATATTGAAAATTTTTTCTAATCGAATTACCGAATTCTGAATAATTAGGATTAGGACACATAGGATACTCATGGGGATTATCTATAGGATTTTCATTTGAACTAAAATTCTCTTTTGAATTACTACTTAAATTCTTAAAATCCTCAATATTTCTTGTATATTCATATTGGTTCTCTTTACTATATAGTACATCTGGTGTATATTGACCAACAATATTATTCTCATAAATATTTTGTGCTGTATCAAATTTAACTTTTGCTCTATCGAATATTTCATTTTCTGCTCTATTATACTGTTCATAATCATAAACATTACCTCTATACATTTTTTTAGGGTAATTTAATTTTTTCTTTTTTACTTCTGGATTGCTATTTAAATAATAGCCTAATCCTAATAAACTTCCTAATAGGTATAATTCCATCTACTATAAATTATTGAGAGAATAATCCTAAGCTATTATCTTAATAATCTATGTTATATTTATTTCAATTGAAAACTAATATTTAGTATCCACTAGATACTACCCAAGAACTATTTGTATTAAATAATACATTATTATTTGATTTATCTAAACAAGATAAAATTAAACCTGCGGGATTCGGTCCAGCACCTAAATTAGAACAATTTACACGAATTAAATTTCTACCTGGTCTTAATATTGTAGATATTTTAGGATAATTTGAATCACCCCAACCTCCACCAGTAGTCCTTAGATTTTGT